GCTTGTACCATGTCCATGAGCTTAACCCATTCTTTGCGCGAGTGAATGACAAGTCTCAATTGGTCGCGCATTCCAAGTATGTCCGCGAACGAGGGGCAAGGTTCCTTGGCTTTGTCGCTTTGCTTGTCTGCCATGGCCAGACCCTCGATTGGATGGAACATAAGGCGAACCGTCACTTTTTTTCGTCTTTTATCCTAGCAAATCCGCCGTTTCTTGGCAATACCCTATTTTTATTTGAGATTAGGTATTGACGGTCAATGCGTCAGAGCCTATCTTATACCTATCAGCGCAACAGAGCGCGAAGAAGGAGACTGGAAATGACGGCATTGATTTTGACTGTTTTGTTTATCGCGAGCCTGATCCTGATAGCTTTTGACATTATCGAGACTTCGCAACGCTAAACAATTCACGCCGGGGGCGAGACTGGAATCTTCCCCCGGCGCTAATCCCAAACCTGAACAGAAGGAAATAGGACTATGGAACCGAATATCATAAACGCCCGCACCGTGGCAATCCAAACCAAGTATTATGGACCCACCAACACCAAGGGATCGCGCGTCAAGGCTGATGCTGGCATGGGGCGCACCGCCTGGGTCGGTTATCATTCAGGCGAAACGGATGATCCGCACCGCCGCGCGGCCCTCGCGTTAATCGCTAAAATGGGATGGTCCCCGGCGCTGTTGATCGAGGCTCACGGCGAGACTGGCAACACCTATACAATGGTCAATCCTCACGACCTTGAAAATCTCCGGGTTGAGACCGTGGAAGCTGGCCGGGTTTTAGCCGATTAATGAGGCGCTAGGGGCTGGTTCCGGCCAGCCCTTAACCCGCGTTAATGGTGACGCGATAGAAGGAGACTGGAAATATGGCTTATTTTGACCGCTTTGACATTGTATCGGCACATTACGCCTTCGCGGTGGACTATCATTCCGGCCAGTGGTCGGACCTGTACGCGAGGCAATGTCGCATCTCTAAGTATTTCACGCCGGGGGCAATGTGGAAAGGATACGAAAGCCTGACCGAAAACGGCAAAGAAATCTATGACCGCCTCGAAGCCGCCGGGGCCGCCCAATGACCCCGAACCAACTACAAACCAGGCTCGCCCGTCTATACGGCCCGCGCCTATCACGCTGGGGACTATGCAAAGCCTTTGCCGATGACGCTGGCATTCACCCTGACACGGTGCAGAAATGGTTTAACGGGGTAAACCCCTTGCCCAAATGGGTAGGGCTTGCCTTGGAGGCGTTACAAACTCGCAAGGGATAATTCAAACTAAAGGAGACCGAGCAAATGGGTAAAATTGATAGACTGCGCCTTGGGCGTCACCCCCAAACGGGGGCGTATAGCGTCGCGGCGCTGGATCATAACGGCAACGTCACGAGCTTGATGCAAGACGCCAAGGGCTTCCCGTTTGAGACGATGGACCCCGTAGAGGCGGGCGCTACAATCGCCGCAAAGGCCAAGGAACTTGGTGTGTCGTGGGAGCGCCGAGACAGGGGGTTAGCCCAATGATACCAGCACAAATCAGGGCGGCAAAGCCGTCAGAAATACTCGATGACGTACGCAACTATTTCGACCAGCGCGCGGACGCTGACCAACCTCAAGGGTCGCCCCACACCTACCCAAACGAAGAGCTGGCATTGCTTGCTGATGTTGACGCGGCAATTGACCTACTGCGGAAACTGGACCAATGACCCGCCAACACTAAACCCGCTGGTGAAAATTTACGCCTTGGAGCCTTTGGAGTCTTTCCACCCCTGGACCCATTTACGGTGGACATCTTCCCGGTCAGGGTACTTAAACACCCAACTCTGGCCGGGGGATGCGTAAATATCCATAAGCAAATCTTCAAGACCAACAGAGTAATCAAGTCGTTGTGTCTCGTCCACAAACATGACATGGCAAGAAACGCCGCCCGCCCCATCACCGTACCCCACCATCTGACAGCACGAATCCCCCAGAAAGCCGTAATGAAAAAGAATGTCAGCCATCGCCGCGCCGCGCTGTTCGCACCCACGCGGTCCTCAACTCATCCCACACAAACCCCGCCGCAAGCAATTCTTTCTCAAGCACCGAAAGCGCCCGCTCCGACCCAATCACCTTAACACGGTCGCGCGGCCCAAGAATTATTGCTTCCTCATACTCTCCTGTCATTAACCTATCCTTTTTTTGAGTCTCTCCACCCTGCTACCCACTTGCGGTGGAGGATTCCGGGCTCGTAGGGGCTCTGACACCTTTCCCCACCCTTCGCTGCGTCCCTTCCCGCCTGATATGCCTTGACCTGCATCTCATGGTCCTTGCGATACGGCGTCTCCACCTTGGAAACAAACTCAACCGTCGCCCCACCCGGCGCAGCCTCGATCAATTCCTTGGCTTGCACCATCTTGGCAAACTCATCTTGCGGATTGGCTTCCACCGTTTGCAGCGCGAATAAAACCGCGTCCCGTGAAAACCCGTGGCCCATGATGTCGGAAACCACGTCATCCCGAGATCCAAGGGCCTTGAGATAGGCGCGCTGGGCGTCCTTAAGTTTCACCATCAATTCATTCAGGGGCGGGTGACGCATTGCTCTTATCTCGCTCATCTTCGGGGATCTCATCTTCGCTATGGGTTAGCCTGTTAATGCGGTCGTAAACGATCTTGGCATGTGACCTGCGCTCCAGTGCGCGCTGCCGCTGCTTGATTTTTGCCCCGATCATGCGGCGCAAGTTCTGCCCCAATTCTTCCAACTCCTCCTCGTCCCATTCCGGCACTTGAACCTGAAGTTGATATCTGGCGTCCAACCTCTCGATTAAATACGCCACGCGATCCAAAATGCTGTACGGGTGCCTGTTCCCCATGATATTGTTGCACTCGTCGCAGGAATTTACCGTCTCCTGCCCGGCGAAGTTCCGGGTTCCCCGCCCTACGTTTATTCTCGCTGAGTGGGCGAAGATGTGATCCCGGCTGGTTCCGAGTTCCCCACAGTAAAAACACTTCAGTCGGTTCTCGCGGTGATACCGCTGACGGCATCGGCCAGAGCAAAACAGTCTGGAGTTCAATTCGACGCGAAATCTCGTGCCGCAGTATTGGCAGTCTCGGTTCGTGGCCACAATGTACCTCACAACGGCTCAGGGCCGTCACACAGTTGCAGTTACGATCCGAACGTATCATTTTGACATTTCCCCCAAACGCACCCCTAGGCGAGCTTCTGAGGCGTTTTTGGTTTTTGCTGATCGCGGGCCTCATTTACGCCCGCCATAAAAAGCCCAACTGAATACGCCGAATAGTTCAAGCAGAACCCAGAATCCGATGATTGACAGCCACTTCTGAAAACCAACAGCCCCCTCCGGCGTTATTGACCAGAGCAAATCTGGGTATGCTATGGGGCCGAACACGATCACAGAAATAACGCCAAGTCGGCCAACAAGCCCCCTCACCACATTCGTCATCGCCTTTCCTCACTCACTATCGCGCAGTTCCCGTCACGGCGGGTCAGAGCCCCGTATGTTGGCCTCCACCACATGCACTTTGACCCTACGCATTTGCCATAGCCCTTACCGCCCTCCAGATTTGCGATCAGCGCAGCTGACGCAAGTAGTGGGCAAAAGCATTTTTTGGCTTCTTCTTCGTTCATCTCATTCTCCATCTGGATACCTCACAGCGTATGATAGTATGATTGCCCGGCCTTCATCGCGGCCCGCTCTCTGGGTGATTTTCCGGCTCACGGTTCGGTCGGTGATCTGCATCGCGTCCTTGCGGGGCATCACCACAAGGGCGAGGTCCAGTGTCTCCATCAACCATTCGGCGGTGGGGGTGATATTAAACGGCCTCTTGCCCCATTCGCGGTCAAACCCTTCGATCTTGGAAAGGTGGCCATCGGCAAGGCCCGTCATGTCGTCCAGCTCCAGGTGATGAAGGCCCAATGCTTCCCTTCGATCTCTCAGGGCTTCATAGAAGGCGGCTGTATTGGGGATAAGGCGGGGTTTCATCTCATTCCTCCCGCCGCGAGAAACACGGGTCCGCTGTTAGACGGACCCTCCCGTTTCTTCTGGCGTTCCAATACTTCGCGTTCCATGTCGGTTAGCTGTCGTTCACCACCCGAAAGCACAACCCATCCTCGGTCAATGGCGTTGTTGACCCAGACCTTCCATGTTTTTGACCAATCGAGCTTCGTTGAGCCCTGCCCCGTCTTGTTGCCCCAGTATTCCGTGAACTTCTCAACCTCCCGATTGACCTGATGCTCGGAAAGCCCTTTGGAAGTGGCCCAATCTCGGTCGAGCTTCAGAGGAAAATCATCGGGCATCCTCGTAGCCCTTTTTTTGGCTGTTCGCGCGGTTACAGGTTCCCTTACTGGTTCTATTACAGGTTTGGGCGTCACACTGGCGCCCGTCTGTGTCGTATTTGACGCCCCTTCCGCGTCACACTGGCGCCCCTCTACGGGCGTCACACTGGCGCCCCTAGCGACATATTCAGCATTTACCCAGTAGGTCGTCGGCTCCCCCGGCCTCCCCGTCGAATGTTTGGCAATCCTGATGTACCCCATATCCTCAAGCGACCGCAGCGCCCTCTGGACGGTCCGCCTGCTACTGCACGATGCACGCATTAACCGCTCAACAGTGGGCCAACACTCCCACCCGTGGTCTTCCTTGGCGTGCTCGGCAAGCACAATCAGGACCAGCTTTTCGGATTGGGTGAGATTGTGATCACCGTAAATGACTTGGTGGACAAGATTGAAACACATGGGAAATCCCCGCAGTTTGCCCGCAGCGAAAGAAGGTGGGCGGCGCTCCTGCGGAAGCGAGCGCAACGCGGGGATCAATCCGCGCTTTGTGCGCCCCATAAAAGAATATCCTCTGTCGGACAAAATGGCAACATTACTCACCGATGCCCCCGGTCGCTGAATGTCGTGGTGCTTGCGTCGAAACTGAGTTCAAAATCCCCGGTCGGCCCGTGTCGCCACTTGGCCAGAATCAGGTCAGCGGTCCCAGCACAAACGCGCAGCGCCTCGCTGGTGTCTTCGGTCAGACCCTCCATGCGGAGGTAGTATTCTTCCCGGTAAGGAAACAGGATCACGTCCGCGTCCTGCTCGATGCTTCCTGAATCTCTGAGGTCCGATAGCGTGGGCCGCTTGACCGCTCGCTGCTCTACGGCTCTGGAAAGCTGGGAAAGGGCGATGACAGGCACATTCAATTCCTTGGCCAATGCTTTGAGCCCACCCGTGATTTCAGTCACGTCATTTGTGCGGTTGTTCTGGGTTTTCCCCGAACTGCCCATTAACTGCATATAATCGACGACGATATAATCCAGGCCCTTGGTTCTCTTGACCCTCCGGGCCTTTCCCGCGAGCTGTGAGAGGCGCAATGCCCCGCGCTCGTCAATCTCCAGAGGAAGGCTCTTTATCTTCTCACGGGCGTCTCTAATCGCCCTGTATTGGTTCTCGCTGATGTTCCCGCGCTGCACGTCTTGGGCACTGATGCCCGTCTCCGCGCTCATGATGCGCTGGGCCAATTGGTCCGCGCTCATTTCCATGGAAAAGAACAGGCCGGACTTGCCTTCTTTTGACATATTTATGGATATATTTGTGGCTATTGCGGTCTTACCCATTCCGGGGCGACCCGCGATCACGATCATATCCGTGGGGTTGAACCCTCCCATATGGGCGTCAAGGCATCTGAGGCCCGTCAGGTGCCCGCTTGGGCCATTCCGCCTGAAGGCTTCTTCAGCGCGTGTCAGGGCGTCCTGTGAGGCTCTGTCGAAGGATTTGGAGCCCTCCTTCACGTCCTTGCTCAACAGCCCGTCCAGAGACGCTTGAATATCCTCGATCTGGGCTTCGGGGTCGTTGTCTATATCGTCGTGAAGCGATTGCTCGACAATCTCGGTGCCCATATCGTGCAGCCCGCGCCTTACACTCAGGCGGCGAACAAGATTCGCATGATCTTTCACAATGGATGCGGGGACGGAATTGGCCGCGAGGTTCGAGAGATAGCCTGAACCAATCTCCTGCATGGCAGGGTCTTTATCGAAATAGTTGCCGAGGGTCAGGGGGCTTGCCGCCCCGCCCTTCTCGATCATCTTTGTGATGACATTGTATATACGCTGGTGCAGCCCTTCGGAAAAATCATCGGGGGACAGGATAGAATCCACCCCATAGAACGCCTCGTTATTCATCAGCAGGCAGCCCAGAACCATCTGCTCGGCTTCGATGTTGGATAGGCTTTCTCGGGCTTCCTCGGGGTCAGTCATCCGCATCACCGGGGTTCTTGCCTATGGTGCGCTGCTCTTGATACCATCCACCGTCTAACGATTTGTCCCAAGCCTTTTTCATTCCCGGGCTGAACCCATAGTCAACATAGAACGCGAGATTTGGGGGGCACGGATACCACCACGCCATTCCCGCATCTATCCCCTGCCTGCGTTGAGCGGGGTCGTTCTCATCCAGCACTTGCGGATAGAGAAGGTGAGACGCTAACGGCGCTTCGCCACGATCAAGGGAATCTTTGAGGCAACGGCGGGCGTATTCTGTATTGCGCTCAATTTGGCCAGCGAAAGGCGACTCTATGATGACCCGTTTCATTCTCCAGCCTCCAATAAATCCACTTGCTTGGGTTTTGGTGCTGGCGGTTCAATAAACATATCGGGCTGCGCGTAAGCCTTCTCAATCCGCTTGCAGGCGATGTCAAAATAACCTTCATCCAATTCAATGCCGATGAAGCGGCGACCTAGCTTGACGCAGGCAACGCCTGTCGTGCCTGAGCCCATGAAAGGATCGAGGATGGTTTGGGCATTGGGGAGAAAGCCGAGACACCACTTCATAAGGGCGACGGGCTTTTGGGTTGGGTGGTCCATCTCCGCGTTTGTTTTACGGTAAGTAAATTCCTTGAGGGCCGCCGTTCGGGAAGTCCATGCTAGTTCGCCGTCTGAGAAATCTCCACCGATCAACTTTTGCCAATAAAGCCAGCCCATTCTAGGGGGAAGAAGGTCCGCAAAATAGTTCCCGCCCCAAATGATTGATCCTGCGGGTGCCGCAGCAATCCATTCGAACACCCTCGCATCGGGGCGCGATTGGTCCCACGACTTCTTTTCCTGAACCTTAGCGCGAGACGATTTACGGTGCCCCCGCCCGCCGTCCTGTCCAATCCCATAGGGCGGGTCTGTCACCACCGCATCGACAGGGTCGAGCGTGGGCATGACTTCAAGGCAGTCGCCCAAGATCAAGCGGCAGTCGCCAATCTGTTCCTCGCGCCACTTGGTCATTCGCTTACTTCCGCCCCAAGGCTTGCGTAACCCGCGATGTCGATCCAGTTGTCGGCGTGGGATTGGCCGCTTCCGATGCGGACCAGCTTTTGAATGATGTTGAACACCGCCGCGTCATGGGCGCTTGAGGCACCGGGCTTGAGGCCCTGATACACGCGGAACATTTCAGCGGTCGCGGCCATGACATTGTTGCAATCGCCATAACGTTCGTGACGCTCTGTGATTATCTCTTGTGCTTGGGAGAGGATGGATTGGGGTTGTTCACTTACTGCCTTGGGGCATGGGTGATTTATTCCGACGCCGCATTCCGCGCAAACGTAATCACCCGTGAGCGCCGAGCCCTCGAACACGAACTTACACAGCGGTCGGCCCAAGGTACTCATTCCCCACCCCCAACAACACCACGGCCCCTGGCATTAGGGCGGTACGCGGCGGCACAATGGCCCTCGCAATAGGAACGGTGTTCTACTGACGGGCGACCACAGAAATGGAAATCGTCATGTTGTGGGTCGCCTATCGGCCATTTGCACATGCCGTCTTTCAGGTCAGCGAGGGTGATATATCCGCTCTCTGTCTTGACGGGCGGGCCAGCATTGATGACGGGGGGCTTGGGCATAGGCTTGGGCATGGAAACGCGGGGACGCCGCGCCCCATCGTGGGGGTACATCTTGGGGCTTGGAATGCCCAGTCTGTGCAGCTTACCCATGACGGCGTTGCGGGTTGTATCACCCAACCGGACAGCAATCTGTAGTGCGGATTCCCCCGCCAACCAGCGGCGTTTCAGTTCATCCGTTCTTTCTTCCGTCCACGGTGCCATTACGTTTCCTCCTACCTTGACGTTATTTCGACAATCTCAACCCCATGCTCGGCTTCCGCATGTTTCTTTTTCCATTTGTAAAGGGGGGTTTTGAACCCCTTTACGTCCTCAATGATCTCCCGCCCCGAATCCGCGTCGATATAGCGGAAATCCGCCACATACTTGCCAATCTTGATGTTGGTCAGCCCTTCTTCGGTGAAGCCCGTGGCATGAAGGGGGAACACGGGCTGGAGTTCGAGCCATTCAATCTCGCCAGCCATTTCCATGTATTTGAGTTCTTCGTACCGCTTTGCTTCAGCTTTTGATGCGAAGGTAATGCCATCAATGGTGGTGCGCTTGGCCTTGTATTTGCTCATTCCCGCCCCTCGGCAAAATCACCAAGAGGGGTTCCTTCTAGGCCAAAGGCGGCGGCAATAAGGTCGGCATCGTGAATTATTGCGGGGTCGCCGTTTTCATCGAATTCCGCCAGCGCCCGCTGCAATTCCCGTTTCTTGAAGAAATGCTCGAAGGCTTTGACGGGAATACCGTGCTCTCGTTTCGCTTCCTCAAGAACAATGCGCTGATCTTCTTTCAGGCTGTCAATCTCGGCCTTGTGTTCTTCTTTCAGCTTGTCCTTGGTGGCTTCCAGGGTGTCAAAGCGAGAGACGTATCTCTCGATAACATCGGGGTCAAATCCGTTTCCGTGTGATAGATTGTTGGTGTTTTCAGCCATGAGGTTCCTCGTTAATGTGGGACGGCGAGGTTACTTGGGGGCAGCCCCCGCCGCCCCTAGCCCTTGACAGTGGTGTTGGGGGGACTGCCAGGGGATTTGCGTTTCATGTATTGATATACGCGGTCAGCGGTGGCCAAAGAAGGCGACCGCCCACCACGTACTTTGGAGATAAAGCCCGTGTCATTCACGGCCTCACGCCCGAACTGGGCCTGCGTAATGCCGGACGCTTTTATGAACGCCTCGCATTCGCGCAAAAACTTCTTCGTGCTATTCATGGGGTCAATTTGCGGCAAAAAAAAATGTCTGTCAATTGCATTTCAGCATTGACGCCGTTGCCGATTGGAATTATGTTGGGGACAAGGAGGAATTGAGATGACCGAATCAAAATTTACGTCTGGGCCTTGGGAGATTGATTGGCCCGCTGTCGCCGCCCTTGGCAAGTATGAGCGGGTGCTGATTGGCGCTGATGGCCGAAATGGTGGCATCTACGTCGCCCACGCTTTCGGTCCTCACCGCGAAGCCAACGCCCACCTTATAGCGGCTGCGCCTGAACTTTATGGAGCGTTGGAGCTTTTGCTTGATCTCGACCTCTACATGGACGGCGAGGGAGTTGTGCAGGTTCGCAATGCTGACAGCGAAGAGGGTCGCAAGGCGGTGGGAGCAGCCATTGATGCTCTCGCAAAAGCCAGAGGTGAAAGCAAATGACAGCCATACCCAAAAGAACGGCTCTGGATTCAGCGCGGCATATTTCCGAACTGTGCGCCGAAGTCCTTGAGCGCGTGAAGGCGAACCGGGGACGGGCCTTCCGCGATGAAGAAGATCAATGTCCTAGATGCGGCAAGCCCGCAGCTCTTGGTGCATGTGTTGAATCTGATTGTCCGCTGGAGGGTTCGGAATGAACACCCTCCACAACATTCAAAGCCTCGATGATGCCCGTTTGGCATTGTCTGCCATCGCGGACTGGCGCGAGAAGCCGGACTGGTCCCAACACCGAAAACTCGGGAAGCGTCATTGCGGAATTGCCAGAACCAACCTCGGGACAACGATCTTGATCTGGAAAACAACTTCCGGTTGGCATGCCGAAATTAATGAACGTACTTTGGAGGGTGAGTGATGGAGAAGAAATATACGCCTGGGCCTTGGAAGGTTAAGAAACAATCTCCGTCGCAGATTGGTATCAGGGCTAACAGCCACTTCGTCGCGTTCCTCAATTACGGGGCACTTAACCCAAACTTAGACGTTCAGCAGGTAGCCAACGCCCACCTTATAGCGGCGGCACCGGAGCTTTATGAGGCAGCCCAAGCGGTACTCAAGTTCATATTTGATGAATACGGGTCCGAGGAATGGGTTGCCAGTCATGGCGACCCTGTAGCCCCCGAGGCCCGCGCCGTTCGGGACGCGCTTGCGGCAGCCCTCGCAAAAGCTGAAGGAGAACAACAATGAGCAATGAAACACACGGCCCGCAATTCGGTGGCGTTGATGAGTGGCGGGCGTGGCTTGATGAGGCCCTCTGTCGCACGGACGAGCTTTCGATACCGCTTGGGTACGCGAAGGCAATCAGCGCCGCGTTTGCCGTAATCGCAAGCCTTCAAAAGCGCGTTGAAGAATTGGAGGCGTCCCAATGACCCACCACCACCTAATGCTCGCGGCCCTTTGCTTTGGTGCCCTTGTGGTGGCTTTACCGCCTTTGATGTTTCCGGGGGCTGTGTGCTTCTTTGGCTGGCTTCTTCTTGTTGATGAAACTGTGGTTGTCACGGGTGCTGACCCTGATGGATGGCCCGAATGGTTGGAGGATATGTCGTGAGTGACTACGAGATTAAAAACGCGCGAATAGAGTCCGCGTCGATCCGGTTTGACCGAGGCTGTTTCTTGTCGGTCACGCTTGGTCTTAACTACGGCGGGAGCGGCCAAGGCTTTGGTGGCTATGTGCTTGGGGCCAAGACAGGGCAGGGTGCAAAAGCGGAGGCCGCCAACCGCGAAGGATTTGCGGGGCTATTCATTGTCCGCGTCATGGAGATTGCTGGCGTCGATGACTGGTCGGATTTGGTCGGCAAGACGATCAGAGCAGAGGCGAGCTTTTCTGACGTTCGGCGCATCGGCCACATCCTGAAAGATGATTGGTTTTCCCCTGCGGAGGAATTTAAAAAGCTCCGAGACGCACCTTCCGAGGGCGACTCCCAATGACCTTCCTCCTCACTGAAACAATAAAGCTCGCTGTTCTGGTTTCGGCTCTGTGTGCCTTTGGTCTTCTTCTTAAGGGGGTGGGGCTGTGAGCACACTACACAACATCTCAACCCTTGAGGAAGCGTCTCAGGTGCTTGATGCCATCGAGAATTTCCGCGAGCGGACTGATTGGCCCCAACACAAAATTCACGGGAAGCGCAACGGCGGAGCGGCGCGGTTTGGTGATGTACTTGTGTGGGTTTGGCAAACCAGCGAGGGCTGGCACGGTGAGGTTATGCCCAATGACTGACCACACAAAAGACGAGCAACCGGGTTCTTGGCGACTGACGGATGAACAGTTGGCCGAGGCTCAAGGTAAGACCCTTGAGGAGTTCAAGCGGTGGCAGGAAATCAAATGCCGCCCTGCTATTCGCCTGGACAACAAAGGTGATTACGCGGGCACAACAGACGCATACGAGAACGCCACTGGCTACGGAATTAAATGGGGCTCGGAGGAGTGATGTCTAAGACAGAAGAACTGGTTAAGCGGTTGCGAGAGTACGTACACAACATGTCCCAATTATCTGGGTCGCCAGAGAGCGATTATGTGGAGACGGACGCCGCCGACCATATAGAAGCGCAACAGTCCCTTATTGATGAGTTGGTGGGGGTGCTTGGTGACCTTCGCCAGTTTGCCAGACCGTCGAACTGGGATGAGGCGGAGGCATACGTCACCGCTTATGGCTATGGCCCGGATTCTTGGCGTGCCCTTGACGCCGCCCTCGCTCGCGCTAAGGGAGATACGGAATGACCCTCGATCAACTTGAAGAACTGAAAGCGCGTCTAACCGCTGCAACAGGGCCGGATGATTTACGTCCCGTGTGGGAGTTGTCCCAGATAAAGAGCCTTGGTTATGAGGCGGGGTGGAACAATCTTGATTGCGCTGTGTTCGAGCAAATGTGGGACGCGGGGGCACATCTTTCAGCGGTAATCGCTCTTACAGAAGCAGTGCTGCCGGGGTGTATCCGCTCGTCCATTCAGCAGACCACGGGGCACTTCATCGGTGCCGTAATAATTCTTGGCGACCCGGCGGAGCTTTTTGAAGTCACACACAAATCCGAACCCATCGCCCTCCTCCTCGCTACTGTATCCGCCCTTATTGAACGGGAGAAGAATGATGGGTGAGGTTGTTTCAATTACAGACCGCGCGGGGCACTCCCTCTCAACGCCCGCGCCAGCGGGGGAGTCTGCCCTCCCCGATTCCCCCGCAACCATCGACGTAGAGCAGCGCCTTCATTCGATAAGGAGTCAGGTCGATGCGCTCTATGCGGACTGTCAGCCGGGGTCTGAATACCTGGAAGCACTGAAAGATAATGCCGGGTTTCTAGGCCCCATCATGCAGCAACTATTGGAATGCGAAAGGCTAACGAGGAAATGACCACAGCTAAAGAAATCTGGGACACGAAATAATGTTTACGAAAGAGCAAATTGAAGAACTGGAAGCGCCGCTATCGCGTGACGTTGTAAGCACGCGAAGCCAAGCGGGCCGGAACCTTTCCTACATCGAAGGCTGGCACGCCATTGCGGAGGCCAATCGCATCTTTGGGTTCGGTAACTGGGATCGTGAAACCGTCTATTGCCGCGAGGTGAGCCGCGTCGATAATGCGGGGAAATCAGGCGACTTGTGGAAGGTTGGTTATGAGGCCGAAGTCCGCATTGTGGTGCGGGGTCCAGAGCGCGACACGGTAGCGCGAACGGGGACGGGCCTTGGCTCGGGCATCTCCAAAGACCTGTTCGAAGCCATTGAAGGCGCGGCGAAGGAAGCAGAAACCGACGCCATGAAACGCGCCCTGATGACCTTCGGTAATCCGTTCGGCCTCGCCCTCTATGACAAGACACAAAAGAACGTGGGGACCAAGCCCAAATCATCCGCGCAGCTCAAGAAAGACGGCGCATGGGAAAAGATCACATCAAAGATTGATGCGGCAGAAGACACAACACACCTTGACCTGATTATGAAGGAAATCGCTCCGGAGGTTAAGGGCTGGAACGAAACCTATAAGCGAGAACTGCGTGAGCATTGTTCGAAGAAACGATCCGAGCTGGAAATCAAAGACCAACTTGGCGACACAAACGTTATGGCAGCGGGGTAAGAGAGATGAGTGAGCTAGAGGCACTACGCGCATTCGCCAAAGAAATTTTCGACGACTACTGGCTGGAGGGACCCGACCTTGATTGCGCCGAGCTGCAAGAGCTTGGCGTCAAGCACGGCATTCTGAAGCATAAGTTGATGGAGCGGCCCTGCGGGGGTAGCGACTGCTGCACGTGCCTGAGTGAGAATGGCCCCGCATTCTTTCCTGACTGCTGTTATCGGAAGACTTCGATCATCGGGTACCCGGAGCCGTTCTCCGACCCGGCGGCTAAAGGAGAACCACAATGAGTGGATCAGTCAATAAGGCAATCCTGCTAGGACACGTTGTCCGTGAGCCGGAAGTGAAGATGACTTCATCGGGGCAGATGATTGCGAATTTCAGCATCGCCACGAATGAGAGTTGGCGGGATAAACATTCTGGGGAACGGAAAGAGAAGACGGAATATCACCGTGTTTCCTGCTTCTCCGAGCCCCTGTGCAAGATCATTGAAAAGTACGTCCACAAGGGGACGCAGCTCTACATCGAGGGTTCTGTCCAGACGAGAAGCTGGGAAGATCAGTCAGGCGCTAAACGCTATTCAACCGAGATTGTGTTGCAGGGGTTCAACTCCACGCTGGCGCTTCTTGGTGGGCCACAAACATCTACTGACCGTGAGGTCGGAAATGTGGATGACGATTCTCAAATTCCATTTTGAGGCAGATGACGTGCAGAAGCTCAAAGTTCTCGATTTGTTTAGCGGTGTGGGCGGGTTTAGTCTTGGCCTTGAGCGCACGGGGTATTTCGAGACGGTTGCCTTCTGCGAGATCGAGCCGTTTTGCCAGAAGGTTCTCAGGAAGCATTGGCCAGAGGTAGTAATTTGCGATGACATTACCAGTCTCAAATATCGAGAGGATGTGGACCTGGTTACGGCGGGTTTCCCCTGCCAGGACGCATCGCTCGCGGGGTCAAGTGCCGGAATTACCGGAGAGCGTACAGGACTGTTCTGGTATGTGGTGCGAGCCCTTTGCATGGTGGGACGCCCAGTCGTCTTGTTGGAGAACGTGGCAGCGTTGCTTGGACGAGGGGTGGGGACGGTTCTCGGGGCCATGGCCCAGATCGGGTATGACGCGGAATGGAATTGCTTTCCTGCGTCGGCAGTTGGCGCACCACACTCCCGCGACCGCTTTTGGGCTCTTGCCTACCCCCGCGAAAAGGGATGGAAAGGACCTGTCATCGACTGGCGTACCTTTTCCTGCACAAGTCGCCAGGAAGTCACCAAGCTTGGCGACTGTCGCGCAATCTGCGGGCCTGAGTGGGCATCAGGTTTCGAGGCTGTATCAATGGGCGATGGGCTACCCGCTCGATTGGTGCGAGATACTATTGACTGCTGTGGAAACGCAGTCGTCCCCCAAATCCCCGAACTCATCGGACACGCAATCGCAAGAGCAGAAGGGCTGACAGAATGAAGGATGAATTTACCAGCGAGTCTGCCGCGTTTGCCTGCGGGTGCTTCTGTGGTGTTCTCGGGGCATTCTCGGTTCTCATTATTGTTTCATGGGTGATTGCATGACCGAATGGCAGCCAATTGAAACAGCACCAAAGGACGGGGTTTATATTCTTGCGTTGTGCCGAGCTAATCCCCTTTCCCCGAGGCGCTATGAGTTTGCAAGAATGGGCGCGCGGGGGTGGATTAGGCAGGACGGTCGTGCGGTGCCCTACGAGCCAACCCATTGGATGCCGTTACCGGAGCCACCCCAATGACCAAGCGCAAGAGCCCCACCCCCAATATGTACCGCGAGATCTGCATGAGGCAGATGGCGAAGGGCTACGTTATCCATGTCGGAAACGGCTCTTATCGGCTTGGGTGTCCTATCTGTGAGAAGGCTATCGACCCGCTATCGAAAATGGTTCGGGAACATTGGCAGGCATTGGAACGTGGTGGGGAAGATGACCCGTCAAATATGTTCTTCGTCCATGCCCATTGCGCGAAGGCCAAGACATTTGGAACAGGTGCGACCACACATGGTTCAGACATTGGGGAAATCGCAAAGACCAAGCGCCTAGAGAAAGCCCGTGAGGCAATGGAACGGGGAGATAAGCCGAAGCCCAAGGCGAAGATTCAATCACGCGGGTTCGGCAATACGAAATTCAAAAAGAAACTTGATGGAACGGTGGTTGAACGATGAACGGATGGCAAGAACTTAAGCACGGCGAACCGATGTGGAATGAGTGGGTGTTGGTGTTTGCGCCGCGATTTGGTGCCTGCAAAGCGAAAATGCAAAAACTAGAAACGGGTGGTCCGTATGTGTGGCGGCTGTTTGACGGTGGGCCTGAGAGGTGGTCGCGGGCGGTCATAATCCACCCAACCCACTGGATGCCCTTACCTGAACCCCCGAAGGAGAACGACAATGCAAAAAACTGACCTACAAATCCTCATTGAAGACGCGCCCCGTATTGCCTTGGGGACTGCCCTTATTGGCTTGGTCGGGGGCTTTACCTTGGCCTTCGGGGCTTGGGTGTTCTTCCTGTTTCTTGGGCTGGTGTTCGGGCTATGAGCAATCAAGGCCATAACCTTCCCGAGCTTGGGCCATACGCAGAAATGTGGCGTATCGCGGCAGAGGACTTTGAACGCGCCAAGTATGCCGTCGCGGTAAAGGAGAACGAGCTGGACGTGAAACTGGCCGTGATCCTTGACCATGACGAAGGCGCGAAGACAACGGCCAAGGAGCGAGCGAAGAACCATCCAGAGTATCAGCGGCTTCATAAGGAAGTCCTGGCGACACGCCTTCAGATGCGGCTCAAGCAGACCGCCCTCAAGGCTGCGGAGATGGGCTTCGAAGAATGGCGCACAAGATCCAGCAACAGGCGGTCGGAGATGAATATACGATGACTAACACCCCCACCATATACGGCTACCCATCTGCGCTCGGGAACCTTCCTGATGATATGGCCTACGTGAAAGAGGCGGTGTTGGCTTGGAGGGATTGGCCGTGGAATGGCGCGGAACGTTGGGGGCTATCCAGTCCCCTCGATGTGTTTGAGGAAGTATCCTCGGCTCTAGAATACAGCCAGAAGAAGAACGCCAATTGGCCACGCCCAGATGATGTGCTCGCGCTGGTTTGTCGTGACGCGATGTGGTGCGACTGCGAGGGGTTCGCCTGTTGCTATGCATCACTTGCTCACCGCGCACTGGGAATAGACCCCGCAGATATATTCGTGACGGTGATGCACCTTCCGAATGAGGATGCGGTTTCTTTCCCGAAGGGCTATGACCCCGCACACCCATATCGGGTGAAGGCGATTGTGACCCCCATGATCCATGCCGTATGCGTTATCAGAACCGAAGGCGGCAACAAGGTGCTGGATCAACGCGCTATCGAGGTCGTGGATGATGCGCCTGATGCGGACATTGTTCCGATATTTTCAATCAACTTGAATGGCGAAGTGTTTTGGCACGGAACGCCAGCACAGAAGAAAGGCGGTGAGTGATATGGCCGAGTATCTCCTAGATAAAGACACGGGCATTATTCACATCGCCAGCGATGCCGGGTGTGGCGAATTTACTTTTTGCGACAGAGATTTTTCTAGTGCGGCGGACGGTAGTGATGGCGAAATTGTAAATCCCGGCGCAAGCAACGGGCCTGCCAATTGTGCGGAATGCAAAAACTCCATTGATCGTTTGCGGGGCTCAATGAAGGGTGCCCGCTTTTCTAAAGTCTTGAAGGACCCCGCCCATGACTGACATCAACATTTCAGAAGAAGCGGTGGAGCGGCTTGCGCAAAACTTGGAACACCGCAAAGCGCATGTTCACTATTCTCATGATGCCGAATTGCTCCAACAGGATGCGGACCGCGTGCGCGCCCTACGCTCTGCACTGAGTGAGGCGGAGCGTGGCTTGCGTTCTTCTAAGCGGGAACTGCGGGCGGAAAATTGGGAACGGGTTGACGCACAGTCTCGCGCAACCAAAGCGGAACGCCGCGCCGAAACCGCAGAAGCCGAAGCCGCCAAGTGGAAGAAGCTGGCGGGAGAGTTGGCGGGGGCAGCGGCCTACGCCGATGAAATATCATTGGCGATTGACGTTTCGTGTATGCCGCCCGGATACGGCCTAGAGCGTCAGAAGGTCCGCGACATTCACCACGCACTATCGCCCGCCCTCGCCGCATACGAAGCACAAGTGAATAAAGGAAAGGAAACCAAATGACTACCGATGAACTAAATAAAATCAAAGAAGCCCGCGAGGCTTGCGCTAAACGTGCAGAGGATCTTCAGCAGGAAGCTGATGGCTATATGGCAAAGGCAGAACCGCTCTTGCTCAAGGCAGAAATTGCACAGTCAGAAGCCGACTCCCAACGCAATACCGTCATGGGGTGGGATAGTGTTCTTGGGCTCTTGGGCGAATAGGGCCTTGCCCTCTCTATATAGGAGGTGAAGATGGAACTGCCCACCGACTACACGGCGCTCTCCCCTCACGAAAGGAGGGCTGTGCGCGAGCAGTATGTCAGAAAACAGAAAAACCTGTGTTATTATTGCAACGCGCCATTGGGTGAGCCTCCTCCAAAGGAAATTACTTCAAAGCCAATCTATTGGCGGGCATTCCCGCCTAACTTTTTGAAGCATCCTGTACACCTACAACACTGTCATAAGACTAATATGACAGAGGGAGCCGTCCACGCTTATTGCAATGCCGTTCTCTGGCAATACCATGGCCGCTAACCGCCCCGAGGAGAAGACAGATGAGTGAGGTCAATTGGTTTCGGGGGTTTCCTTTGCCAAGTCTTCGGCAATGGTAGAAGTCCACCCACAGAGGGCGTTCTGCTCAATATCAAGTTTGCAAAGTATGAGGTCCATGTTGCGGTTCAGGTCATACCACGCCCATAGGCCAGCCCCCAAAACACCGAAGCCGGAGGCGAACATTGCCACCAGATATGCGGGGGCGTTCTCGTGGATATGCTCTGCTATGCGGTCAATCATTTGTCCAAATCCTTGGGGCCAGCAAAGCCACCTTCCAGATAGCGCGTCAGATCGTCTATGGCCTGGAGCCCCGCCTTGTTCGTCGGGAACCCCATTGTGGTAATGAACAGAAGAACAGCCCATGCGCGTCTTCGCTCGGCGGCGCATTTTCTGACGGGCACGGATTCGAGGTAGGCGCGAGTGACCCATGACGTAGGCTCCGTCTCGCCTTCTTCAGCGCATTCAAATTCATCGCTCATAGGACACCTAGAAGTTTGAGGATGCCGAAGCATAGGAAAGCAGCCACAGCACCGCCGAAAAACAGGAAGGCGACCAAGCCGTCAAAATCAGGAACCATCTCTCACTCTCCTAATGTCTGCCGTGTGCCGCTCCACTTCACCGTACTCGCGGTCATAGACAATGCACTTCATCGCCCTGCCCGAGCGGTAGCCCTGCGCTGCATGCCATGCGTCCTTGGCGGCTAACGTCCGGTGGCATTCCATGACCACGCCCATGTCCTCTTGAACCCTGTCATGGTGAACGTGGCCCGTGTGCCAATAGCGGTAAACGGACTGACCCCAATCGTCTGGGCGATCCACCGCCATAATCTTGGCCAAATCCTTCCACTTGGCCTTGTCACCGTGTGTCGCCCCGATTAGAACCTTTCCAAAGCGCATGTACCAAACCGCGCTCGGGGAAAGCTCTACCGTCACTCTGGGCTCGTTCCGGTAATAGGCGTCCAGCAGGAGGCTCAGGAACACCGCTGAGTGGTCATCGTGATTGCCTATGACATTGCGGATCACCACGTCCCTGTGCTTCTTGAGGGCGCTCTGAACGAGGGTATAAAAGGCCCTCGCCCCTACCTGAAGAACCTTCTGCCAGCGGGTGTCCACATCAAGGACATTGCCGCTTCGCATCGTGCGGTTTTCCATATTGTCCGCATGGAAGAAGTCCCCGAGATTGAGAATCAATGCCGTCTCGGATTTGGGGGCTGACTGAACGAGGCGGGCCATAGCGGCGGTCAGATCGCGCTCGGCAATATCGAGGTCAAAGTCCTCCCCCGCTTCATCGGCCCATGCGTACATCCCTATGTGGGGATCACCCATAGGATAGACGGTAAGCAAGTCCGCCTCTGTTGATTTGGGTTCCTTGGTGGGCTTGACCTTCCCCTTGACGATATCGGCAAGTTCTTCGGCAAAGGCCCGGAACTGTTCTTCCCGTTGTTCCTTATCGGCCTCGGTCTTGACCCACTGGGCTTTGATTTCACCGTCACCGCCAACAAGGGTGGATGTTCCCTTGACCGAGAACCCTAGAGGGGGTGGTTCCTGGATGACCCCGGACGGGACCATCTTGCCTTTTTCTCGTGCTGTCTTCAGGCGGTGCCGCATGGCGCGGGGTGACAAGCCGAGAACGGATGCGGCTTCTGATGTGCTGTAATTACAGCGAACGTATGTGGCTACTGATATGTCTAGGTCTTCGTCACTTAACGGCGGTGTGGGCATGGATAGCCCTCCGGGTTGTTACGAGGAGTGCCCCTTGAACCAAAGCTGGATAACGCCCATAAGGAACAGGAGGCCCATATACGCGCCGATTAATCTGTTACGCCACGCGGTCAGGCCATCTATCCGCTGTTCGTGGTGGTCAAGCCTCGCTCTGATTGTCCCCCGATGCTCGTCCGTGCCCTTGATTGATGTGTCCAATCTCTCGATCATCACGTCCACCTTCCCCTCAAGGCGGGTGATCTTTATGTCGAGGTCATGATGTGTTGGTTGGTCAGCCATCACAAAGCTCCCGCCATACTTCGTTATTCCTGAGAATCTGGCGGGCCGTCTCTGCCGTCAGGACATCATCCTGAGAGACATAGATGGGGCTCAAATACTCGCACTCAGTCACGGGACCACTCGTCGCGCAGCTTATGAGCGGCATCGTCATCAGACATGCCGTCAACACGCCTCTCAGCCTCTTGTGCATCGCGTCTAGCCTTTCCCGCTTGCTTGCCTTGCTTGGCCAATACCGAATCCCCACCGGCTTTCTTTGCGTTGCTGAACACCATCCATAGAAAGACAATGCACAGAGACGCGAATCCGATGAGGACAAAGGTGCCGAAGCTCATTACGAGAGCTGCTTGTTCGCGCCCAAGCGGCCAACAGCCACAAGAACAGCGCCAATGGTGCCGACAAGAGTCATAACCGCGTCGGTCAAGGCATCAGCGCCGAAGGGGAGTTCCCATCCGAGGGTGCCCGCAATAGATACGGCAAACATGATAACGCCGCCCCAGAGGGTGCGGGATTGCCAGAAGGGTTTACTTTCCATGGTCACAGTCCTTTATGTGCATAATCAGGTCGGACATCGCTGCCCGTTGGGCCAAGGCTGGGTAGATTTCCTTGTAGGTATCAACGCTCCGACTTACCCAATGACGGCCAAAGAATGGGACGGGGGGTTCCCCAACGATAACGCACCCGGACGTATCATCGTCGTCATTCCCGCAATGGATGAGAATGTCCGTGAAACGGGGGACATCCTTTAGTTCAAGCATTCCCCTGTGAAAGTCTGGGAATTTCGCCTTGTACCTCTGGTGGAACCCGCCATGTGTTCTTAGAATGATTTGATACTTGCCCTCTGGAATGCGCGTCTCGTGCATGACCTTGACGGGTCCGGGCTGATATTGGTCCTCAACTGTGGAGCACAGATAATACCCGTCCAGGAATAGTGTCCCGAATGTGGCGTCCTTGTCGCTCATACCGCGCATCAGGGTCAACGTGCTCATGTGAGATACCCATACCGCCGCATGACATCACCATGGGCTTCCTCAATCTTTTCTCTCTGGGGCTTGTTCAGCTTGCGCGTGGTGCCGCCGAAGAACTTTGTGTGATTGGAGCCCTCACCGAATCCATGCTCGTCTTCCAGTTTCGATAGGGTTTTGAGGTCGGTGAACTTCACGGCCTTGTCGAACCGCTCATCTCTTTCTAGTCCGAAAGCCTCAAGCATGACTTCGAAGGCGTTTGGGAGGTCTTCATATTTGATGACCGTGGCGATTTCCTCCCATGACTTCACATGCTCGGACCAGTTCCCTATAGGACTCACAGTGCCTATGGGGCGCTGCACGGCATAGGAAGGGCTTGCCATCTTATCGACAATCTCATCATGTCCTGCCCCTGTGTGCGCGGCTAATGAGGGTGCCACATCGCGCGGGTCACGGATGAAATAAACAGCCTTCTCCGTAATTGATTCATCAATCATGCGGAACAGGTGGTCAGCTACGAGGTTTGGGGAATGGGTCTTGAGATACGGTATGCGCTTAATCGACGCGCACCATAGAAGATAATGCTGCTGAAATGCGGTTCTCAATCTGAAGAAGGGAGCAGGAGGGGGCATGTCCTTTGGTGACATTCCGGTGGCGTTATTGATAAGCCATTCGGCATCGTCTGCGGGGCAGAACTGGATTTGCCCAAGCGCGTCAGGAAGTATCGGCTCGTCCGGTGCCATGTGGTAATTGAGAAGGAACAGCCTCGCCCATGTGTTGCCACTCTTGGGATAAGACGCCAGCCATTTGATGCCGGGCGTCATGCGAAGCTCAGGTTTGAGTAGGCGACAAACGTCTGTGAATCTGTTGCCGCCGTCTGGCTATCAACTGTCTGACTGGATGGAGATGCGTCATAATACGTCACCCCGAGCGATAGTCCGCTCGTTCCTGTGCCAACTGTCGTTGTTTGCGTGAACGCTGGGGATGTATTCGTGTCAAACTGTGCCCCGCAAGCCGCGCCAACAACCAGTGTCGGCGGTGTCCCGCTTGATGCCGTGACGGATACGTCAGCGCCGGTAAGACCCGCTGCAACTTCCTGATCTGAAAAGCTCGGCGTCGAAACGGGCCGCCATATCTGACATGCCATCAACTGATTGGTGTCCGCGCCGCCCGTGATTTGGGAGCTGACGCTGCCTGTCGAAATATCGCCGGACGTTAGAACCTTGTAGTAAATCCCGGAGTTAAGATCGCGAACCCCGCGAAAACCAATTGTGTCCGTCACAGTGTCGTCAAACACTGACCACCCTGTAGGTGGTGTCGCTGTCGTTCCTGTCAGGGCCACCGTGCCGTCGAAACTCTCGGCCACGATTGCCACATCACCCGCCGCCGCAGACCCATGGAATGAGACGCTATAGCCGGAAGCCGAGTTTGTTGTTTCCCCGATGAACGCGAAATCAGACGTAGCAGCTGCGGCTGCACGCTTCGCACCGAAGCCAACAAGGTTTGTGACACCGAGAGCCATTAGACCTCCGTGACGGGCAACTGTGTATTTGTTTCCCGTACCGTCTTGTAGCCCTGTTGGTCCTCGAATCTCTTGAGATCATCGCGCATCAGGACAAAGAAGCGGCGGACAACCCATTCTTCTTTCTGAAGATTTGTTGCCCCATCACCAAGCGCATAGCCCGCATAGTTGAGTAAGCGCGTGACTTGTCCCGCGTCCAACGAGAAATTCTTGGTTACGTTTGGGCTTTGAATTGTGACCTGTGCCATATCAGCCTCTAATCATCATTTGCTGCATCTGTGGTGTAGGTAATCTTGACACCGAGCAAGAGCCCATCGACCGACAGTGTGTCGCCACCAGCGTTGGCGTCACGATAGACGCGGAAGGCAACAAGGTCGGCTGCGGCAGGTGTGCCGCCAATTGTTACCGTGGCGGCGGATGACACGGCGAGGTCATACGCCGTTCCCTTCATCGTGTCGGTTGTGGTGGCGGCTGTGCCGAATGTTGCGTCAAGCGCGTCGTCGTCGCTGACAGCAACGGCCTCGGCGGCCCAAATTATATCGCCTGTCGTCGCGTTGGCGGTCCAGAAAAATTGAACGCCGACCGTCCCGAGGTTCCATGATTTTGGAAACGCCACCGTGAACTGCGTTTTTTCGTCGGACGCCGCGTCAAAATCAAACGTCTCACGCATGACCCCATTTGAGCCTTGCGCCGACCCGCTGGCAGCAGGTGCCGCTGTATCTGCGACCATGGCAGATGCAGGAACCCAGATGGTTTCTGTGCCAACCTTCTTGAGAAGGGTCCCCTCAACGCTCACGTTCCCGGCAGAAGCGCGGGCAAGTGTGGTGTCAGAAGCATGGCCTAATTCAATTGACCCGCACGACACTGCATTGGAGGTGCCAATGTTGATGGTGCCAAACCCTGACCCAATGGACCCAGAAGTAAGAGCGCCTGTGGTCGTCAGGTTCGACAGGCTGTCGATTGCGGACTCAAGAGTTGTCTCGGTCGTCGCGTCAATGGCGTCGATGTTCGAGAGCGTCATTGTGCCCGCGCTATCAGCAAGGATAGTCACGGCACCGAATTTCAGGTTGCCGGAGGCGGCTACAACAAGGCTGTCAGTGGTCGTGTCGAACGTAAGGGCAGCATCGCCTTCCATGGCGGATGAGGAAGTCCAGACGCCGATCTGGCCGTCTGATGGGGTGGCGGAGGCAGAGATACCACCTGAGCTTAGAGGTGTTCCGTTGACCGCGAACTGCCAGCCTGTCGGAAGATTGAATTGGTTAGCCGACGTATCGGCACGGAAGACTTCTGTCTTCGCGCCGCCCTCGTAGGCATAGCCAACAAGATCGGAGACTTCGGCGGTGTCGGTAACTGTCGTCCAAACCCACTCAAGAGTGCCAATCTCGTGCAGTGATGACGCACCATTGTCGGCACTCATCTTTATCCCAGCACCAAACCCTGCGGTTGGATTACCGCCCCCAGATGTTTCGTGCTTTGCTTGCACCGGGTAGTCAACAACATTTGTGTAGCTGTGCAGTATCCCGGAGACAAGCCCGCCTCCGCCGCCTCCGGTATATGTCAGGTTAGCGTCTGTTGATACGGCCCCGTTAGTTCCTGAAATGACAAGTCTTGTTGAACCAAATGAGGTTCCTCGTAAAATCGTATTGCTGTCAATCGTAACGCCAGTAGCTAGGTCGGCACCTGAAATAGTCCCACTGACCGTCAGCGTAGTGCCATCCCAAGTGAGGTTTGAGTCGCTGTCCTGCGTCCCCGTTCCTGACCATACGGCAAGGCGGTCGTTCGCGCCAGTTCCCGTGATGCCCGTGGCAGAGAACGTGGTCTGCCCCGTGCCGTTCCCAACGACAATGGTGTTGTTATCCGTATCCCATTGAATGTCGCCTTCCGCCGTGGGTGTCGGGGTGGCGCTCTGCTTCAGGGTCAGGGTGGGTGTGGTGACGGTTTTATTCGTAAGGGTTTCCGTCCCCGCCAATGTGGCGAAGGAACCATCGGAGAGGGCTGTGTTGAATTGTGCTGTGGTGCCCGTCAGGGTGTTGGACGACAGGTTGACGGTCTTGTTCGTCAGCGTCTCAGTGCCAGCGAGGGTCGCGAACGAACCGTCAGACAGAGCTGTATTGAACTCTGCGGTCGTGCCCGTAACCGTTGCTTCGGAAAGATCAACTGTGAGCGAGTTGCTGTCCGAATTTATCGTCTTGTTCGTGAAGGTGGCTGTGCCATCCACATGGGGGAAGGACTTGGTGCCCGTGCCGTCACCGACTTCCAGGTTCTCACCCGTCCGGTCGTATTTGATTTGACCATCCGTGGTCGGGGCCGCGCCGTTGGCGTCCTGAAGAACAAGGGTCGGTGTCGTAATCGCCGGGGATGTCCCGAAGACCAGAGCACCCGTCCCGCTTTCATCGGTTACAGCGGCGGCAAGATTGGCGCTGGAAGGGGTGGCCAGGAAGGTCGCGACATTGGTCCCGAGATCGGACCCCATGACGAACGTGTCTGTTTGCAAGGCAGTGTTAAATTCTGCCTTTGAGCCCGTGAGAGAGTTACCCGTCCCGCCAAGATCAAATGTCTTGTTCGTAAGCGTGGCAGTCCCAGATGCCGTCAAAGCATTAATGGTTGACCCGGTCGTGATCTGAATGTCACTGCCAGCATCGTTCGTGAACCAAAGCTCATTCGGTGTGGCGTTCTTGACCCAGATTTGCCCGCCACCAGCGACATCAGCAGCAGCGGCAGCCACCTCAGACATGAACATGGTCGCGGGAAGCGTCAGGCTTGTCCCGTCGAAGGTGAAGCCCGCCGTGTAATCAATAGCGCCCGTACCGGACCAGACGGCTACGGCATTATTCGTACCCGTGCCCGATACCCCACCACCAGCGCCGGGAGCCGCAGCCGCATACCAGATGTCACTCGTCGCGTCATAGGTGAGGACGTGCCCATCAGTGGGGCCGCCCGTGAGAACAGAGGTGGCAACCGCCACTGCCGTCATATCATTGGTGCCGTCATGGTAACGAAGGCCACCCGGAGCATAGTTCGCAATGGACGTATCGAGAGCGAAGTCCCCTTGGGCGGAGATCGTGGGCGTAGCAGAGGCGGGGACTTTTACAGACCCACCAGAGAAATCATTTGCACCTGTGAAGGTATTGGTGGACCCGAACGCCGCGAGAGTGTCATCGGAAACGGCGGTGTTGAGCTCAGCCAATGTTCCCGTGACCGTATTGTCCGTAAGGTCGATGGTCTTATTGGTGAGCGTTTCGGTTCCAGCCAGCGTGGCAAATGACCCATCCGTAAGCGCGGTATTGAACTGTGCCGTGGTGCCGGACACCGTGTTCGAGCCAAGAGCAATCGTCTTGTTGGTGAGGGTCGCCGCATGGGCGTTGAACGTGAATGTGTCGTTCCCGGTCAGAAGCGGGAGCGTCACTGTCCGGTCAGCCGTCAACTCGGAAGCGGCAAATATATATTGCTGGTTCGAGGACAGGTCATTGATCTGAGGTGTGGTCAGAACAGGAGACGTAAGTGTCTTGTTCGTCAGCGTGTCCGTGGACGATATGGTGGGGACCGCCACCCCGTCATCGGTAATGGACCCCGTGACAGCAAGAGTAGAGCCATCCCACGTCAGGCCGGAATCGCCTTCAATGGTCGTCGAGTTCGTCCATACCGCAAGTTGATTGTTCGCTGGAGTGCCTGAATTGGAGACATTCCCCGTACCGGAGCCCCCACCTGTGCCGGAATTGGTGGCAAATTCCAGGGCCGTACCGCTTGAATTGACTGCGACAACTTTGGAGGCATTGTCGGACAATTTGCCCAAATCAGCCGTGGTGTCAGCAAGGTCAAAGCGAACCGACCGCGCCATATCGCGCTGAAGGTCGCGGGTGATGGCCGTCAGCTTGTCAAATTCGGTGTTGAGCGAGGTCGGGGAAATAGCCCCTGAGGAAAAGTCAGTGCCCCTTACGGCGGGAACGATTGATACAATATCAACCGTAGCGGACGTGACGGATGAAACAAGGGTAATCGAGCCCCCTGTGTACCCACCCTCATCGGACGTATCCCATGCGACCGTCCAGCCGGACCCGGCCAGAGCCGTTCCATTTACACGGACCTCAAGATCGGCTTCATCGAAGACCGTGAACGTAAAGGCGAAAGGCCCCGTTCCCGTCTGTGACGTGTACCGGACATAGCTATTCTCAGCGGGGACAGTAACGTGTGCCATTGCGCGACAATGGGGCCGGGAAAGCCACCACTAAACGCACCGGATTTAGCGCCCTGTCTGCTCGAACGATTGCTCTCTGCGGGCCTGTTCTTCGGTCTGCCGCACAAGGGATGAATCAGCCATGGCTCTCAACTCATCCCGGTATTCACGCTCCAGCATAGCTCGCGCCACATCGCGGGAATCCTGAATGCGGTCACGGATGAAACTGGCCTTGCTGACCGGGGCGGACGGGTCATCTGGAAGCCGCTCATAGAAGGCGCTGTGAGGGTGCTCACCAGATACCACGGCATTGAGATAATCACGCAATCCCATGCGACCCGGCATTGACGGGGCTTCGTTCCCGGCCAATTCCACATACCGCCAGTAGATGTCCGGTCTATGACGAAGGTTGACGGGGGCGGTCACACCAACACTGCCACGAACACTGATTGTCCACCCCGGCATTTGTGGGGCATCGCCCAAACGAGCCAGTTCTTCATCAATGGGCTCGCGGTCATTTGCCCGAATAGCCCACGGGGAGAGGGCATCATATAGCTCACCTACCCTTGACTCGATACGGCGGACACGGCCCCAGAGGTCGCGGCGAGGGGGAACACGCTCAGAGAAGCCGGGAACAGACCCCATGACACGGTTCATGATGTTCGAGTTGTCACGAATTACGGGGTCCACAAGGCGCTCCGCTTGGAACACAGCAGACGGCACAACCACGGATGACATAAGCTGGCGGCCATATGTCGGGCCATAGCGGGCCGGGTCTTGGGCAAATTCGATGAACTGTGAAATCCCGGTCAGGAATGACTTATCGCCCACCACCTGAATGGCGGCACCAATTGACGGGAACACCACATCAACAATGTCAATCGGCTCGTCCGTGTCTTCAAACCCGTTCTGCATCACCATCTGCATGTCAGCACCAATAGCAAGCATGGTGGAAACGGGCTCCATGCGGCGATAGCTCATCCAGCCCCACGGGGTTTTCAGGGAATAGGGTTGAATGCCCATACGCTCCCATCTATCGCGCTCACCCTGGTCCTCGGGAAGCCGACCCGTCAGTTGGCCGTTCGCCACCATATCAGCACCAATGAACGCAAGGATGGTTCCCGACGCAATACGGCTTCTCGCAGTTGCAGCACGAACGCCGCCAGCGCCCAGATCATCCCACAGGTCTTTCCACATAAGCCCCGTAATGCTGTTGCGGAACGCGAATTTGAGGATATTCGATGGCGTCACTACGAAAGGCATGAGAAGGCTGCCGAGGGGAAGCCCGCCCCTGTTCAGCGTATTTCTAAGGTCGAGAATAGCCCGCGTATTTTTGCCGATGGGCTCGGTAAAGGTCCGCATCCGGGCGACATTGACCGCTTCTTCCAGCGCGTCATCGGTCGGGTTCTCTATAAGCTCACGCATGCGAGATGTATATTGCTCACGAGACGCGCCCTCACCCAGCTCATCCCTTGCCTGGCGGGCCGCGAGGCGGTAGCGGGTGGAATAGTGGTTAATGCCCTTGAAGAAATCATCAGCAAAGCCGAGGAACTCTTGAGGCGCAGACAGCACGGCGCCGGACGCATTGAGGAAATTGCCCCACATGGTCCCGCCCTGAGCGCCAAATCGCTCCGCCGACACAGCGCGGGAGCCGCCATTCGTATCCACCCATTTCTGCCCGCTTGACCCAAAGTCATCAAAACGGCCCCTGAAGGTCGCTGAGATGGGGTTATCACGCGCTATCGCTGCGCCTGTCCCCATGAGCTTACCACGCAGGGTGGGCCTCTGAGCGGCTTCGGCAAGCGTTCTGCCCATGCGGGCATAGTCTGCTGTTCTGGCGAAGTTGGCGAACTGGACTCGTGCCCCAGCCGCAAGGCCCGCATATTCATCCAGCACCGACCGGAGTTCCCGTGTCAGGGCGGGGTCGTCAAACAGGAGCCCCTGCACCCCAGCGCCCAGACGGGGGAGCGTATCATAAGCAATGGCAAAGGTGTTGCCGATAAGGTTGGCTGCCTGTGTCAGGGGGTTGCCAAGGAACGCGAATCTGATCCATTCGGATGCTACTTCTGCCACGGGGTGAAACCCACGGCGTGTGGCTGTATCGAGACGGCCCGCGTCGCCCGCGATTTCCTGCAAGCGTGTCAGGTCTTTCTCGCTGAGACGGCCCCCATGGAGGTCAACAATGTTCTCCATTTCACGGCGAGCATTGGCTGTGGCTTCGGCAGGAATACCCCACGCACGAAGCGCCCTACCAGCATCAGCTTTTGCCCCCGCAATCTGTGCCTGAATGGCGCGGTGAACTGTGAGTGCCCGTCTTGCCGCGAACTGGGCGGCGGTGGAATCAGGATGCTCCAGTGCATGAGCAATCGCGCTTCTGACATTGCTTCCTGAAGTGACATAGAGGCTTTGAGCGGCAAGTGTTTCGCTGTCCGAAAGGGGTTGACCAACGCGGCGCATGTTCAGCGCGTCCCAGCCGGATTGTGTTTGCAAGTCCTGAATAACAGTCGCGTTACCACGAACGCCGCGTCTTGTGCCTTCGAGTTCCGGCGCGAAAATATCAGCCATTTGGCTGATCGTTGCCTGAATGTCTTCCTCTGTATTGAGGGCATTCATGTTGATGCTGAGTTCACGCCCATCAGATAGCGTGTAGCCGGGAACGGTGGTGCCGCTCACGACACGTTGCGCCTCTGTCGGTGTCAGGCCATTTCGGCCCGTCGCCTCATCCGACCGATTGATAAGGTCAAGTTGATCTTCCATGCGGCGCGGTTCTGACACGGTAACGGCAGGGCCGTCAGGTGTTCCGTTCCGGTACACATCGCGCTCAATATCGGCTCTCGCGCCCTCGTCAGCGCGGTCAAGGAAAGCGAGGCTATCATCAACCGAGCGCGTCAGGTTGCGAGCGGCGCGGATGGCGCGGATACCACCAACAATGCCGTCCGCTATGGGGCCAAGCGCGGCGTCCTCTAATGCAGATTTAAGGCGTCCCTCCATCTCTCCGTCGGCGGGGTCTGCCGCAAGGTACTCCGTCACGGGATTCCTGAGCGCGGGGATGTCTTGTATCAGGTTGGACAGCCTCTCCTCGTGGGGGTCAAAAACTGTCCCTGCGGCAAGAGCCCCATTCAGCCACCCCCTCGCTAAAAATGAGGCTCGGCTTGCGCCTTGCAGAATATTTGCCGCTTTCGTTACTTTCCCAACGCCCACAAAACCAGCCAAGAATTGCGATAGCGTTTGGACTGCTTGGCCCGTCACAGACTCGGGCTGAGGCAATTCAGGAACATCGGGAAGGTCTTGGCCCGGCTGAGATGCTTGCGCCAAGGCAGGACCAGCGCCAGGGATCGCGCCAATCGCCGCCCTAATTGCACCCTCGGAGCCGTCAGGGCCAATGCGTGACACAGCCTCAGAAGCGGACTCCGCAAAATCCACCGTCTCGTTGAAAGCCCGCACCACGCCATTGGCGACAGCAAAAGGCATTTCGCGCGTGAGCCCGGTTACAACGTCACTCGTCACCGCCCCTGCCGTCTGGAGGATGCCGCCCTCATCCTCCGGGGCCGGGGTTCCGGGCGGGGTGTTCGGCGCACCTGCGGGCATGGTGAGGCCAATGTCCGCGCCCTGTGCGGGTTCGGCATTACCGGGTGTATCAGCCTGCTGCTCGCCCGCCAATTCCTGACGACGGCGCTCAAGCTCCTGCTCGTAGGTAATCTGGCGCTCGCGGTCGGCGCTCGCCATCATTGTATCGCGCATGTTTTTGGGGCCGCTGGGAGGCTTTCTATCACCCTCGCGGACAACACCTATTTCAGCAGACCGCTCTTGCGCCGCCGCGACAGCGGCGTCCACCGTGTCATAAGACTCAAAGTTCATGCCGCTCTCGACAGCCCTTTGAATAGCCTCGTCGTCGGATAGCCTCTGTCCGTCCCAAATTGATGGAATGTTTGTGGGGCGGCCATTGTTAAGGCTCCCCTCCTCTACGGTGATACTTTCCTCAGTGGAAAATGTGCCGTCCGGGTTCTCCAAAATGGGGCGCGATCTGTCAATCGTGTCTTGATATGTGGTTCCGTTACTGGGCATTGTTCAGGTTCCGCTCCATCTGGGTCAGGCTGTTTTGATACTGCCACCAGTCACGATAGTTTCTCATCGACTCACGCTGCGCGGTTGCCTCCGCCTCTGACCCCCAACCACCCGTGTCGGTTTGCCTGATGTCGTAATCAAGCCAATCATTCCACCACCCCTGGAAGGTGTCTTCGGTTGCCGACACGTCAGGTGCTCCGCGTCTAGGAACGGGCGGTGCCCCAATACTCCGGCCCAAGCGAATGGAAATCAGGGTCGCCTGCCTCGGCGCGTCAAAGCGAGTTGCTTCCGGGTTATCCTCAAGCCACCGCCCGAGTTCCAAGATCGCTTCCTGCTCAAGAACTGCCTGACTATTATCGAAGGCAAAATCGAATGCTGCTTGCCCGAATGCCGCAGTTATCACAGCAGTACCAGCTTGCAGGCGCTCGTCGTCATACTGATCACGAATTTCGAGAATGCGGCGGCGGTCCTCTGCATTGATACCGCGCCCCAGAAGTGGATTCAGGTTGGCCACGAGTTCTTCTTCTGACATCTGCCCCCTTCTGGCAAAATCCTCATATTCTGCGACTAGGCGGTCGTCAGACGGAATAGCGCCAGTGGATGCATCCATATATTGCCGCGCCTGTGATTCTGTGATTGCCCCGATGCGAACCATGTCAGGGACTTGGGACAGCCATTCTTCTGATAGGGGTTGCCCGACGGAACGTTGTTCAAGGCCGCGCGCCAGAAAGTCACGGCCCAGAGCCACGACCTGTTCATGGGCCATTTCATCCTGCTCACGCCGGGCGGAACGCCGGGCAGAGTCAATGTTCGTCAGGGAATTAATCTCACCCATAAGGCGGCTACGAACGCCAATCGCTTCCTCGCTGGAAAGGTCCATAGAACGGACTTGCTCATCCACGAACTCTAGCGCAGCAATCGGCCCTTCATCTGTATAGATGCCGCGTACACCCTCGATAAGAACGCTCTCGCGCGCTCTCGTGCTGAATGTGTCTAGCTGATCCGCGCCCCACTCTGCTGAGTGTCCGAAAGCGGGGTTATCGACGAGAATGTTGACAATATCCGCGTATTGGGCCGCGAGACGTGACCCCTCCTCGGAATCAACAAAGCCTATGCCACCCTGCGTAATGCCGCTCCGCATCTGCTCGTCGAGATGAGCCATGCGGGTTGTCAGTGCTTCTTCCTGTTCCCCGACAGCGGCAACACGGGTACGCTCCGCGATGCGCGCTTGCTCACGGGAAAAGGTCTGGAGCATGTCCAGTTCAATTTGCTGCCCGATTTGGGGTGGGGCATTCTCGACATAGCCGTCCACGAATTGCGTGTAGGCACTCTCGAAGCCCGTAGGATCATAGGAGAATTGTTCTCTGAGGCGAGTGGCTTCTGCTTCTGCGTCAATACCAGCACGCGCCATAGCGCCTGCGGTAACGGCATTGTTATACACCTGATCCTGCCGTGTCCATGCCGAGCGAAGGCTCAGATCGGGAAGCGATGTGTCGCCCTCTGGTCTTTGGGCAAAGGCTTGGTCAACAGATTCAAGTGCCCGCGCCTCCGCTTGCTGGTCGAGGATGGGCTGGAGCTGTTGCCGAAGTTCCGCCGCTGAATTCGCCAGATCCCCGAATAGCGCAGACTGCGCGCGATAGCTCGCCCCCGCCGAACTCGTGAGATCGACGTTAGGGGTGGGTGTAGCGTCCTGAACTGTGGGGAGTGTCTGGGGCATATCTATTTCCCAATCGCACTGCTGAAATCACCGGCCGCAGATACCAGTTGAGGCAAGGCATTAAGGAACCCGCCGACATAGGCAGAGTTTGCTGCTTGGGAATATCCCCTCGCTGCCGTGTTGGATCTGAACTGCTCAAGGCGCGTTCCCAAATCAGCGGCGCCACGCGCATAGCGTGACCGCTCGCGCTCATTCTGACGGATCGCAAAGGATGTGGGGCTATCGAGCCCGACCCCGCGAGAGACACGCATTGTATCAATTGAAGCCAAAACACGGTTCAGCTCATCCCGCTTCTGGGCGCTGATCTGCTTGCCCCGAATACCAGCGATCTCCCCTTCAATCCGTGCCGCCTGAGACTGTGCATCATAGGCTTTGGACTGCTGGATGCCAGAGTAGATGGAGGCCCCCGCACTAGCGACGGAACTCGCTATGGCAATTGTCGCTGATACCGGGTCCATTACGAAGTCTCCACTTGCATAGTTACGGCGCGGACGGTCAGCTCGGCTCCTTCGCCTTTTAGCTGTTTTATCTGGAGTGATGGGGCCACTGTCCAGCCCATCGCCGTTCCTGTGTAGGTCTTGGTCGCCGTAGCGCCATCGACAGAAAGGTCATCGCCCCCGAGATAGGGCCAGAACAGTTTTGTCTTAGACCTGCCATTTGCACTAACGCGGAATGGTCCTGATTCCAGAACGTCCACGTCAAATCTTGTAATTCTGCACCGCCTTGAACCCATGTATTTGTTCACATAAGGGGTTGGCTCCAGAGTAAACGCAAAGTCATGTCCGATTGTAAGGTCCGTGTCAGCCGGATAATCCGCCATATCACCAGACCCATTCAATGTCCCAGAATAGACGACAGACTTGGCTTTGACCACCTCTGCCTCTTGTGATGCACGGGCCGCGACGGCGGCGGTGAATGCCACCTCATCGTCTGTCAGCGCATCAAAATCCAGATCGCATAAGCGATAGTCATCCCCAGCTTTGGAGATGAAGACCACTTCATCATTGTCGGCTATAATATCTTCCCACGTCCCGAACCCTCGCGACCATTTTCCCATGGCCACAAGTTCCTGCCCCCGACGATACATAAGGACAACGAGGCTTCCATCGTCATTGAGGGCGAAGGCATACCGCTCACTTCTGCCGTCCAGGCCGTCAGCAACCACAAGGCGCGATGGATCAGAAATCAGGTGATACGCCCCCTCCGAAATCTCGGTGGTCAACCATGAACGGCGCACCGTCCCGGTCGGGGTGGCCACAAGAATACGTTTTGCCGCTTCATCAATGAATAGAACGCCCTCCGCAGTCGTTACTGGAGGGACGCTCGCAATCGCATCAGGGCTAATCAGGTAGAAGCCGATGTTCGTCGGCGTCATGGGCGAGTCCGATGATTCCGGCACATAGTATGACCCACGATCCGTGAACACGAGCAATTGGTTCGATGAGGAGAAATACCGGATTGTCGAGTTCGGGTCATCGCCCAGCGTTTCGACAATTGCCTCATTATCGAAGGCATCACCCGTGTTGAAGTCACCAAGGGCACCGAGGGCGGAAGCAGCAAACACGTTCGTTGCTTGAGGAAAGCCCCCAAGGCATAGACGGTTCCGGTGAATGATCCCCGTGCTTGGATACCCACGAGCAGCAGACACAAGGCTTTCATCCCAGATGGTCGTAGAGGTGGGCGTTGATGCGCTCCCCGCAGTTGTAATCGAGGTGGATGACTCAGGACCAACGAGGTTATTAGCCGAAGACGTGGACGGCGTGTCATAGGTCTGGAACATCACGACCGTAACGTGCGTCCCATCGGGAATTGCAGTCACGATACAGGTCAGCTCGTCCAGATCGGTTTGGCAAACCTGGCCAACCTTGAACCCCGCAGACGAAGCCACTTGGAGATTAAAGGACGGATATATCGTGTCCTGAACCGTTGCAGTGCATGATGTGGTGGTGTTCGCCGCCGTCACCTCCACCTCGTTATTGATGAGGAAGCGAAAGCGTGTGCCCACATCGGCGGACGTTCCCGTCAGGACAGCGGAGGAAAATGTGAGGGTTATTGACCCGGTACGGGCCGACACACCCATAGTAATCCCAGGATCAGCAAAGCGGTAGAACGGCTGATTGATCTTGTTCCCGATACCGGAAACGAAAGACAGGTCAGCGCGCGTCCATGTGCCGCTCGCACCATAGGTCAAGACCTGAGTGATATAGTCCTCATGGAAGATATAGACGGCGTTCTCGTCAGAAGTGATGACAAGCTCCTGAATCTCAGCCGCAGTTGTCCATGGAAGGTCAGCCGTTATCGTCTGGATTGCTGTCCCCGATGAATTGTATATCGCTACTTCAGACCGCGCATCGCCCGTGTCATAATAGAGGAACAGCTCTTCCTTGACGCCGTTGCGGCCCTTATAGCGGTGGAGGCGACCGGGGAGAGTTCCCAAGACAGCCCGTTGCGTAGAGCCGGGGCGTCTCTTTGCCCCACCACCACGAACGGTGATCGCATTCCTGAATTGGGCGCAGGCGGTATTGAACGCCTCGCTATCCCCCCGCCGCATAAACTCGGGGCTCAGTTCGCCGCGTTCGAAGGAGGGCCTGAAATCTCTTTGTCTGGACATGACGCCTCCTAGTTCGTGGCGTCTGCGTATGCAGTCCAGCTATATGCCATCTTCGTGCCGTTCGTGACTTGCGACCCGCGCCATGCACGGACCAGCACGGGGTCAGGATCGCGGAGCGGTGTTCTGCCCCTGTTCCGGTCACGAGCCTTGGCTTGCGTGAGCTTCTGATTGCCGATGGCGTCATAAAGGTTGCCCTTCTGATCGTCATTCAGGATGCCCCGCGCCAGATAGGCAGCGAGCTTGTTGACAATCCCCCACGCGAAATCGGCAGGCCAATCCTGTTCACCCGCCCGATATGTATAGAAAATCTTGAACCCGTCATCGTTCTCGACGTTACAGATCATCTTGCCGCCACGGACCACATAGTCCTCGAATTGGTAGGTATCGAGCTGGATAAAGCGCGGCAGTAGAATATCGGAAGGAAGCGGGTATGAATACGCGGGCTCGTCGTTGGTTTCCGCATCCTGGGTCAAGGCGCTGGATTTGGTGGCGAACGACCAGCCGTGCATCATCAGGGCTTCGGCCACGATCCCCTCATACCCAGCCTTAGCAATCACCGCCTCATCCGTCTGATCGTCAATAGACGCGGGGGGCTCAAGGCCGAGCATCGGCATTGCAGCGCGGAAGATTTCAACAGGAGCGGCGAAAATAGTCATGCTGCGAAATTGAGCCTTTGGAACTCAAGTCATAACGCACCAACAGTAAGGGCGGCCCCCGGAGGAAAGGACCGCCCTCGCGCTGTGTCGGTGAGGGGAAGGAGAAACCACCCACCGGGAGGAAGTTGTTATGCGCCTTCCCAGTTCGTGCCGCTCGCGGCGGACACAACGAGCTTGCCCGTAATCGGGTGTCGGGCGGCTACATACTGGTCGGTCGGATTGGCGCTTGCTACCGCACGGGCAACAAGGACGCCGTTCACGTCCGTGAGGTATGTATAGTGCTTCTTCGAAGTATGCTCAAGCCATTCCGTGCCCGTAACCGCAGTCACATCACCGGAATAGGAATCAGCCGTAAGGCCAATGCCCGTAGCCGCTTCCGAAATCCACCATTCGATTTCGTGGACCGCATCAATTGCGGTGCCTGCGCCGTCCTTGACCGTGATGGTAATATCCATGGCGTCGGTAACGGTAGAAGCCGCAAGACCAATGGTCAGGTCAATGGCCGCGTCATCGAGAACATTGAGTTCCGCGCCCGTTGCCGTGACAGGGGTTCCCGCTACCGACAGCTTGCCAGCCGTGAAATCAAGGCCGGATTCCTTTGGAGTGGCGAGAACAGTGCCATACGGGTCTGTAATAACTTGCTCACCCACCACATCCACGTCATTGAAGGAATACGTCGCCGTCCCGCTCGTATAAGCAGAACAGGTCATGCGGACCTTTGCGCGGTCCCCAACGTGATCGTAAGTACCAGACGGGTTGGTGGAAGCGTCGAGGGTCGCTACCGTTTCCCATGCACCACCGCCATTCCGATCCACTTCAAGCAGAACGGTCGCGGTCGCGGACCCGGAAAGGGAATATTCGACATTCTCATTCCGCTTGATGCTGAGTTGTGCGCTGGACCCTACAGCGGTAAATGTGCTGGATACGGTCGTCATTGGATTGGCTCCCTATGCCGCCAACGGCTGTAACAGCTCTGCGGCTTTTTCTTGCATATATTTCTTGCGGTCCGCCTCGCTCAACGCATTCCATGTCGCAATGGAATTAGCGGGGTCTTTCGCAAGATGGTCGGAGACGGCGGCTTTCAGGACTACCTCCCTGTCCACTTCCGTCCCCGCGTCTTCGTCCTTGAAGACTTTGGGAGGCAGGCGGTAGGATTTGGCTCGTTCGCCGTGATCAGCGACCTTCTCGCCCTTCTCGGGCTTTGCCTTCTTCTCACCTGCCTCCGCCTTTACCTTCGCACCCTCCACCTCTGCATCAGAGGGCAGTTGATCCTTGAACTGGTCAGGAACATCGTTCCAGCCTTTCTCAAACCGATAGCCCTTGATGTAGAAGGGAAGTCTGAAGCGTACTTTCACGGTTCACCTGTTAGTTAGTGGCGTCCGGGAGCGACGTGATACGATGCGGGTCTTTCGTCAGGAAGGCATTGAACTTGCCTGCCGTCAGAGCTGCCGTACCAATCACAAGCTGAGCACCAAGATACCGCTCGTAGGGCCAAAGCGCCCCGTCGGGGATGGCTTGGCACACAACCGTATCACCCGCTGCGATGCTGCCATAAGCAATCGTGTCCGTGGTGATGTGCGCGGTTTCCGTGCCGTCCGTCGAAATCGTGGTCGTCGAGTCCGATACCAGCTTGAACTGTACCGTTGCCGAACCACCCGAAGTCGGGGTCGTGTCACAGGTCACAACGAAGTAAAGAGGTTCGCCGTGTCCGATTTCGCGGGCCGCAGCAGTAGCGCCGAGGTCAACGTAGGAGTCGGAATTGTGGGTTGCGGCGGTCGTCTCGGCCTGCGCGTCCATAAATTCCAAGAGTTCGTCCATAATCATGGTTTTATCTCCACCTTTCTCTATGGATTAGGTAACGCGGGCTTCGTTGCCAGCCAGGGCATCGCAACGCCGAACCGGGATGCCGTCGAAGGTCAGGACTTTACGGCCTGCAACTTCGTCCATCATCAGGGTCGAGGAAGCGACCTTGGCCACCATTTGGCGGCGCAGGAACGACCGGACGGTGCGGGGCACATAGAACGCCAGACGACCCTTGGTGGTCGATGGCAGGAGTTCGATGGCTTGCGTCATCAGGTCAATGAGGTCAGCGCCGGAAGCGGCGTTTTTCGTCAGGTCTGATTTGTCGATGTTGCAGACGCGAACCACATAGCGCCAGTCGCGGACAGTCATGCCCACGTCCCAGCGGAAGTGCGTCCGGTAGGCTTCCATGCGACCACCGGAACCATCCACGTCTTCAATCGTCACCTGACCTTTATCATTCATCTGAAGGCCCGCTTGGGAACCCTTGGGAATGATGCCGTGACAGGTGTCCGGGCTCCATGTGACAAGCCAGATGGAGGCATTGTCCGAACCCGTACCAGCCGCGTCGATGATGTTGTCGGCGTTTTCAGCGGACAGCGAGTCATAACGCGGGGCGAGGCCCGTGAAGCGTTCGGGGTACAGACCTTCGTCGCCGTAGAACATCGTGTCGGCAACCGTTTGGCCGAAGCCTTCGATGTGCCCACGCGCTTCCTGAAGGCGGAAAGCCGCAGTATTACCGGAAAGGTCTGCCAGAGCCTTGTCCACTTCGGCGTAGGCTTCGAGCATCCCGCAGTTGTCCGTCACTTGGACACGGGTTGATTTGCTCGGCTGAACGCCGCCGTAGAGCTTACGCCAGGTCGGGCTCGGAAGACCCGAGCGGATGACCGTGCGGTGGCCCGTAGGAAGGTTACCTTCCATAAAGGTTACGTCATCGAGGATTTCATTTTCCTCGTTGAGAATTTCGATGATGTCAGACGCGACACTCCCGTCAGGAAGCAAGGAGTTCTTCCAGTCCGCCAGCGTCGGGTTTGTTGCAGATGAGGCTGCCATTTTCTTCTATCCCTATCGGCTTGTTTGTCCGAATAGACGTTCGTGGATCGGAGGCCGTTCCTTGATCGTCCCGTTGATGGCTGGAGTGCGCTTGCCGCCCATGCCGTTTGCGCCTTCGAGGAGTTTTTCGAGAAACTCGAAACTCTCGACGGTCCTGACTTCATTCATCAGGGCCGTTGCGCCTTGCTCGTTCCCGCGTTTTGTAAGCGCGGAAAACAAGTTCTGAACTCGCTGCTCTTGCTGCTCGGGTGTTTTGCCGAGCTTGGCGATTTGTTCTTGCACCGCCTCCTGAGTAACAGTGCTGATGCCGTCCAAATTGGCTTTGAGGAAATTTGCGCCGAACGAAAGGAAGTCCGTGAACTGCTCTTGGCTCAGGCCGAGTTCGTGAGCCTTGGCCTTGAACTCCGCAAGCATCGGGTCCTTTTCATCGAAGGTGACGGCTTCGCCGCCCGCGAGTTTGATTTCCTCTGGGAGCGCGATGTCGTATGCGTCTGGTGTTTCTGGAACTGAGGGGGCTTCTTCTGCCTCACCCTCTGATGCTTCGGCTTCGGGAGCGGCCTCTACGGGCGCTTCTTCCGTTACATCGGCGGGGGCCTCAGTGGCTTCCGCTACGACTTCCTCACTCGGCGTTTCCGCCGTTGCTTCCACTTCGTTTTCCGCTGGTGCGGTTTCGAGCGCCATGTTTTGTTCCGCTTAATCGGTTGAACAACAATCTGGCGAACCGTCGCTCACCTTCGAGTTCGCTCAAACGCACCGGACTTGCGCCGGGGGCGGCACCCCGGGTCATGGTCTTCATAAGGAATTGCTTGAGATGGTCCCCGTCCGGGCCGGACCCTATGCGCTCTAGGGCCTTGTTGATTTCATCGGTGAATACGGACTCGACCGTAACGTCATCCTCGCGGATAACATCGAAGTCATCCCACTTCATTGTCTTGGTCATTGGGTCGGAGCCCCCGCTGGAGCGCCAGCGCCTTGGCCCTGAGTAAGAGCCTGCATGAGCATTTGCTGAACCTGGTCGCCGTCTGCGAATTTGATATTTTCATCTCCCAGTTTGCTGGTGATGTTCTGTGCTGTCTCCACCATCTCCACGGCCATTGTGAATTGCGGGAAAACGCCTGCCATCGCCGTAAGGGCTTGTATGGAGACTTGCGCTGATTGCGTGTCGGAGGCTCTGGACAAGGGAGAGACGGGCTCGATCTTGATGGCCTTGCCGTCAATCTGGAGTTCTTCCAGTTCACCCCGCATTTCAAGCACCCACTCGAAGCGCCTCAGGATGGGCAGCACCCATTCGCGGTGGACGCGGGCACGGGGCAGCGCCTTGCGTTTCTCGCGATCCGTAGATTCATCTATCCATTGGGTAGCGGACGGAGGGGTGAGCCCCCGCTGGAACGGCTTGTCCTGGAACATGGCTCGACGGATGGCCATCTCCAGTTCTTCACGCTTGAAGAAGCCCTCGCGAATATCGTTCTGCGGGGCCATGTCGTGAAACTTGAAGCCCTCGCCAGCCTGATACATATACCCCGGCTCAAATCCCTCGTCGGGATTGAAGATGCCATCGGGGTCTTCAAAAATACCCGGAGGATCGACCACCTTGCCGAGACGTTTCAGTTCCAGATAAGCGAGACGGTTGAGCGTTCTCGCTGCGGGGACTGCTTTTGAGGCAGGACCTAGACCATACGCGGAAGGAACAGAGACGCGGATGCGGCCCACCTGAAGCGGGCACGAACCGGGGCCTTGCTGATAGCCAGCGTTTTCGATCTTCCCCTTGACGAGTAGATAGTATTCCCATGCCTCAACATCGTTCGTGTAATCACGGTCAAAGCATTCCGTGATTTTGATGCGGCTATTTGATTTGCGGAGTTGGGTCGGGTCTTTGCCCAGAATCTTCGGCCAATCAAGGTCAGGCCAGATGACGGACAGGTCTTTCTCAAGGGGATAGCGTTCCCATGCTCTCCATCCGATACCGCCACGGGGACCGGGCAGGATAAGGAGTTCGGCCAAGGGCACATATTCACAGTCGATGGGACCAGATTGGGAATAGCGGATCATCAGGGCGGCAGGGCCGATGGCCATGTCGTGATAACATTCCTGCACCGCTTCCTCGAAGGAAGACTGACGTATCTGGTCGTACAGGTATTCCATACGGCCCGTGATGTATTCCTTGATTTTCTTCGTCATGGCGACGGAGGCGACACCGCCAACGGGCTCGTGCTTCGTCCATGGGCGGTAGCTGGGGGTAAACTCATCCAGCATGTCGGCGGCGAAGTTTTCGGACACTTCCTCGAAGGTCGCGTCGAATATGTCGTCTTGATCGTCGGCGGGACGCGGGTCAGATGTATCGTTCCCGACGCGCTTTTTCGTCGGCGCTGTCAGGTCGTAGTAGGCGTTGTATCTCGTCTGGAAGCGGGTGCGGGATTCCCGAGCCTTGCTGATCTGCTCGTTAATCCGCGTTTCGTGTTCCCGCTTTTCCTTGTCGGTCATGTCCATGGGCGGTTATTGCGCCACGTTGCTGACGTAGCCGCTCCCAATCCCTGTCGTTCCACCTCCGGCACCAGAGCCACCAAGGCCCCCTGCTGGCGTTGTACCACCACCTATCCCGCCAGTGGATTGACCGAAGCCGACACCAGCCACAGGGCTTCCTGCTTGCCCAAGAGCGGCGTTCAGGCCGAAGCGCCGCATGAACTCGCGGGTTTGGGCGCGCAGATCACCTTGAAGGGCTTTGGTATTGCGGGCATTCGCCTGCGCCTCTGCTCTCAGGCGGGCTTCCTTTTCGGACTTTGATTCCGCCGGAGGCGCTGAAGGAGAGAGATCAACCATGAAAAGAGCTTTCGTTTTGGTAGTCTGCCGAGAAACACATCCTCGGCTCCATGCTTGCGCATCTCACGGAAAAGACCTTGCGGGGTGAACGCACCGGATGGCAGGCCAAGGAGTTGTTTGACGGCGAATACACACGAATGACCGAAGCGTGACGTGAAGTGCGCGCTGACATCGGATTTCATTCGGAGGATTGCAGAGGTGCGCGGCGCATGTTGCCCGACCCAGTGAGTCAATTCATTCTGGGAAAGAACCTGAACGGCCATTGTCGTCAGGCCGGGGTCAACGACAATCCACACATCATTAGCCGCTGAATACCCATACGCCGCAACATGGCGATAGCCGGGGATGGTAAACAGATTCCAGAAGGTTCTGAGTTCGCTATCCCGAAACACCACATGCCAAACAGGGATGACCCCTACAGGATTTGCGTCCGTCTCGATCATTTCCTGCCCCCCGGTGATCCACCCCTGCCACCAGGACCGGGGTCTGGTGTCCTGACCTTCCCGCCACCAATCTGGCTGTAGATGCTGGGCATACGCGAGCCAAGGCCGGGAGGTGCAGTTGCCCCGCCCTCTTGCAAAAGATTGGCCTGATCCGGTTTCGGTTCCGCGCCCTTCGGGAAGCCCGGCTGGTTGAGCCGCGCGTTCTCGATATTGTTCAGACCGAACGTTAACGCCCTGAAACCAAGACTGATCGGATTGGGGACAAGGGAAGCGCCCATTTTCTCACCTATGCTGTCTTGAACAGCCCTTCTTTTCTTCGTTTGTTGCGATGCGGTAGGTAGAAGACGTTTCCACTTCCCTCCGCTGTCTTGAACGGACCCTTCGGTGTCGATCCTTCGGGACGCTTCACGACATCCTTTGCCTCGCCCATGCCCCACAGGAGGTATTCGGCTGATTCACCAACGTTGGCATTGAGGCTTTTCTTGTCGAGCTTGCCGTCCTTCATCTGCATCCCACCGTCCCATGCGGCGATAAGCTGGCGGCAATTAACCGGGCATAGAAGAAGTTTGGGTTCGCCGTTCACCATCTGATTGAGGATTGAGCGGCCCGTTGACCAGCGAAGGTCGGGGTTGTCTTTTCTGGATTGAAATTCATACGGAAGGCCAGCAGCCGCGAATATCTGTTTGGTGGTGGTCCGTGTATTGAGCTGCCCCCAGCCGCCCGCAGGGTCGCCAGTGATGACGAGGCCCGTATCCTTGTAGAAACGAAAGCGTTTGTTGAGTATGGCCTTGATCCTATCGGCCAAATCCACGGCCTCGACGTTCATAAGTTCCTCGGCATGGAGGAAATATATCCTTCCGTCCACCTTCTGCCCCATGGTGAAGCCGGGGTTCTGTCCGGGGTCAACACCAATCTCGATGGGTGCCCCCTCGTAGGGCGTCAGTTCCCGTTTCGCCACATGGATTTCACGGATGAAGTTGGGATAACGTGCGGCGTTGCCCTTGTTTTCTCGCGTAATGTTGCGGAAGTCGCGGTCGATTTCGTCCCGCGTCATGCCGCCCCATTCGGAATACGGCTTTTCCCCCATGTTCTGTAGGTTTTCGGCATCGGGGTTCAATTTGTAATCAACGATTTCCCCTTTCTCGTTCCGCACTTCGAGCAGGGCCGGGGGCTGGACGAAGAACTCCCAGTTGTCCGGCTTGTCGTAGGCCATGCGCTGATCTTCGGGGATGTCGTCGGGGATGGGTGTGTCTCCCCGCATGTAGAGAATCCAGTGGTCGTGGGTCAGAGGCGCGTTGTTATCAAGGACGGCCCGTTTACGGCGGTCATAATCGGGGCACATCTTCTTCGACGGATAGCGGCCTGTGCGTCGAATAATTTCCGTAAAGAGCTTCAGAGGGGTGAATTGCCCTTCGTTGACCCAGGCGGCGGTATATTGGGTTGAGCGCAGTTTCTTGAGGGTGTCGGGCTGAGTGTCGGCGTAGGACACAAAGTCAACCGTGCACTCCACGTCGAGGAACTTCATTTTGTACGAATATGGTTCCGTGGACTTGAACTTGCCGTATTGCTCCTCGGGGAACCATTCGAGGAAGTCACGAATAACGGAGGTGAGCAGTTCGCCATAGGTGGGGCGCACAATCAAGAAGCGCGAGCGGCGTATCCCGTCGAGGGAGCGCGGCATCTGGCACATCCAGATGTAGATTTGGGCCATGCATGCACCGGACTTGCCGGATTCAACGGGGCCTTGAATCAGTTTTACGTCAGAGGTGGTGTCACGCAGGAACGCCAACAGGGTCGGGGACCCGTGGGGGTGTTGCTCATTACCTTTGAAGTGGATGACATTGGCCATGGGGTGGAGAATGTTCCCCGCCCGCACGGCTCATAACGCACCGCTCTAGGGCGCTGTAGTCCCACAAATTTTCCCCGCCGCTGGAGGTGTGAGTGACACATGCCCAGCGTACTGAAAATCCTCGACACGCTTTCCAGCTGAGTTTTCAACCGTCACCCTCTGGCTGCTCGGCGCATCGTTATCGCCAAAACTCTTTGGGCCGAGCCACACGATGACACGAGACTGAGGGTATGGACGCTCAATCTCAATCTCATCGACACTGCCTGATGTGTTGTTTGATTTAGGGAAGACGGCTTCAGCTTCGTAAATCCCGCTCGGGCAGGCTACACCGTCGCTAAACACTTTCACAGTAAACATCGTTCATTCCTTCGTTCGTTCAATCTGCGCCGACCATCACAGCCGACCCGTCGATATTGGGCGATGTTATGCTGACACATAACGCACCTGATAAGCGGTTGGTTGCACCACTTGGCTCCTTGATGGGCCTCCGCAGAGGTGGGCCAGAAAGCGGCAGCGGTGCTTGGTATGCTCGGACGCCAACCGCGCCCTCCGGAGTTAGTCTGGCCCCTATCAATCTGTTAGCCGAACTTCCCCTTGAGCTTGTTCGTTGCCTCACGCAGTTTCTCCTGGCGCTCGGCCTTGGATTTGACGCCACCACTGGCAACATCCTTGAGCGCCTGTTCTGGGGTCTTTTCCTTGGGGGGCAGTTCTTCTCCGTTTTCTTCAGTCATTTGCTTTCCTCTGGTGGTTGGAAACCGGAATCAAGGCGGTCAAGAAACGCCTCCATTATCTCGAATAGCTCATATTCGCCTTTCGCGTCTGGTTTCACACCAAGACGCGCTGCAACGCGCTCGATTGTCGAGAACATCTGTGGCGCATTTTCAGGGTGGAATTTATCTTTCATCATTCCGCTTCCTCTGGTGGTTGGGGGAGTTCCTCACTCATTGGACGGGTCCTTGGGTTGGGGTGACCAAGATCGGCACGTTGGCAGGGCCACACGGGAAAGACAGCACGTCGCTTCCATGAAGGTCTCTCCGCGCCGGACGGAAAAGGTTGAACCATCCATCCGTGTCACCAAAAACCACGAACCATCCTTGGGGGCTTCGCTCATCGCAAGCTTTGGCATTTGCTCACTCATTCCGCCATCTCCTTCCGTACCTGCACTTCGGCTAAATTTGCCAACTGCTCAACTTGATGCGTCAGCAATTGGAAATAATTCAGGACCTCATGGAGTGCTCGCTGTGTCGCAACAGTGTCACCGTGAAAAATCTGTGGCCACACCGCGTCCATGTTTGACACGAGAACCCTCCAGTTGTGCGGGATGTCCTCCTTGATTTCACCGATCAGCTTGAGCGGGTCTTTCGCCGCATCGGCAAACTGGCCTTCATCACTCAGTGGCACTGCCCATCTCCTTCCGTATTTCCTCTAGTTCAGCCTATCAGCATTAGCCCGAACATCGGTGATAATCCTCTGATACCCGACATCGGAAGGGCAGGCGATAGGGGTCCAGTGCAAGCTATTCCCGTCATCGCGGTACACCCCCCAGAGGCACCCCGTCGCAATGTCTTGGTAGAACCAGCCGTGGCGGGCCTTGGCCACATATTGTAGGCTGCCCGATGGGTCAGGGTCGTCAGGGCGTCTATCACTATCCCCGCACCCCGTAAGGGTGAAAAGAAGGGCAAGGGTCAGGATGATTCTCATTGGTCTTCCCCAGCAATATGGTAATCCCTCTTGAGAGCCGATGCCCCGAAGGGGTTGTTCACCTTTGCCCCAGTCTCGATAACGTCCCGCATCTTTGCATCAACCTCATCAGCCGTCATATCATCAACCGTGGGGTAAATGCGCTCGTCCCAGAACTCAGGGCCGCTCCCCACCCAGACAATAAGGGAAAACCATCTGAACTCCCCCTTGATTTTCCTGCGTGGCAGGTCTTCGTGCTCTCGGTCAAAATTGATCCCAAGACCCGTAATGCAATACCCCTGCCGCCGCCGAAGCCACCCGCCGTAGCAGCGCCAACTACAGAACCACAAATCACGGTCCCCACTCTCAACCGTCACCTGAGCATGGACAAGGTCGTCCCCATGGGTGCAGGGCCGCAACAATACCGCCTGCTCCCCACCAACATCGCAGTTCTCACACCTGTTCAGCATTTCTTCCCTCCTTGCGGGGCCACACCAGACACAAGGCTCTCACCAGCCCGCTTCATATCAACAGCAATCGCCAAATACGCCATCACATACTTCGGGGGACTATCACCCCACCGACCAGGCGTGTTCCGATGCAGCCCCAGCCGGGTACACAGGTCACCGCGAGACCACCCCAACTCAGCCAGATAACGCTCAAATTCGTCCAAAATCACATCCTGTGTAATACAGACCCGCTTATCCGGGCACTTCTGTAACACTCAGTGTGCATATGTTGGTTAGGGGGTCAAGAAAAAATTGGGGGGAGGATAGATATACGTACTGCGAACCCGCGCGTTTTTTAACCCCCGCCCCTTCGCTGAGGATATGGAGGGGGGTGGGGGTCTATGCACTCATAATTCACATTATGGGAAATGTTAACGCCAATGATAACAGGGACTTAGCCTGTTTCAGCGTATAACCATTCGAGATATGGGGTGATTGCGTTGCAATAAGTGGCAGAGTTCTGCGGTTCTTGTCAGGCGTCCACACGTACCAGGGATGAGGCGTCACCGGACGCGCCAGACCCCTTGGAAGTGCTAGCAAGTATGAGGTTCTGAAGCTCTCTCATAGCCCCTGCGGCGAAGCGATTGTCTTTATTATCAAGGGCTTGGGATGTAATAGCCTCAAGTCTGGCTTTGACCTTTACGCGCGCACGAGAGACAGCGTGTCTGACTGAGGGAAAACCTATCAGCGTTTCCTCCCATTCATCCTCTGTCATTCCCAGTGTAGCTATCCACTGGTTTTCCATCATCCCCTCTTGTGCCATTACCAGGACACGCCTTGATAGGTCTTTGGCGTTATCTTCTGTTACTTGTCCGAAAGGTGGGGGTCCTTCTTTGGATTCTAGTAGACTTGGATCGAGTGAACTTAGGAGGGCTCTCAGTCTATTGTTATCCTCGCGAAGTTGGTCACGCTCTGCTTCGAGAGCTTTCATCTTGCCATTCGTTTGAGGTCTGCCAGCCATTGAACCTAATCCTTCGGAAGTGTGGTGCCTGGGGCTTGTACCATGTCCATGAGCTTAACCCATTCTTTGCGCGAGTGAATGACAAGTCTCAATTGGTCGCGCATTCCAAGTATGTCCGCGAACGAGGGGCAAGGTTCCTTGGCTTTGTCGCTTTGCTTGT